AGAAACTTGCCAGTAAGTATGCAGAAGATAAAGACATCATCCAGTTCTTTACTTCTAACTTTGCTTATGGTAATGAGAATGCAATCTATGCTGGACAGGAAGCTGAAGACAATTACCTTCAGTGGATGAAACGCAAACAAAGTATTACAAAGGTGTTCGTTGACGACCTAGCTGCAATGCTAACCTATGTTGAGATGAACAAACTTAAACATAGTGCAATATTTGAATTTACTGAAAATGAATATCCCATAGCTCTTAACATGTTCATCGGTGGTAAGATATCCATCGAAACACTAAGAATTATAGACGATTTTTATCCTTTACTAGAGAAGTGGATGCAAAATGTATCAGTAAAATATATTTGGGATAACGAACTAAGACGAATAAAAAAGTTGACTGGGTTCGTTAAATACGATAAGATTAAGATCGAAAAGATTTTTAATCACTTCATAGAAGAAATTGCATAGTGATATTATGGGCAAGACATACAAGAAGTACATTGATGAATTTTCCAGTGAGCGTTCTGGGAAACAACCGAAACATTCTAATGGTCGAAAGACTGGCGGAATGAAAACGCTAAATAGTTATGTTGAAGAAGATTATGATTTTGACGACACACCATTTGATGATGCTGTTGAAATAAATGATGAGATTACAATTAAACATACTAAAAATACTTAACATACTTTTATACAAAGGAAATACGAAATGGATATTCAAGCACTCCGCAAAATGCGCAACTCAGACTTCGGTAAAATCGCTGGAGAATTCGAGAAGATCGCCAATCCCCAAACCGAAACCAAGTCCTACACTGACGACCGATTCTGGCGTCTTGAAGGAGACAAAGCAGGTAACGGCACAGCTACCCTACGATTCTTACCTCGTGTAGAAGGTGATGAACTGCCATGGGTACGTTTGTTCTCTCATGGTTTCCAAGGACCAACTGGTAAGTGGTACATTGAAAACTCTCTAACCACTCTTGGTGAGAACGATCCTGTTGGTGAGTTGAACACTCAACTATGGAACTCTGGTTCTGAAGCCAACAAAGAAATTGCACGTAAACAAAAGCGTAAGCTAAGTTTCATTGCCAATGTTCTTATCGTTTCTGATCCAAAGCACCCAGAGAACGAAGGGAAAGTATTCCTGTTCAAATTTGGTAAGAAGATCTTCGATAAGATCATGGACAAAGCACGACCAACTTTCGAAGATGAAAAGCCAGTCAATGTGTTTGATCTTTGGGAAGGTGCTAACTTCAAGATGCGTATGCGTAAGAAAGATGGTTACGCAAACTATGATGAGTCTGCCTTTATGGAACCATCAGTGATTTCTGAAGATGAAGACAAACTGTTGGCTGTCGTTAATTCTCAAAACAAACTATCAGAGTTTACTGATCGTAAGAACTTCAAGTCTTATGATGAGTTGAAGAAGAAACTAAATGAAGTTTTGTCTGGTGATGCTTTTGCTAGCAAGTCTGCTGCAGAGATTGCTGAACAAGAAGATCGCCCTGTGGCATCTGCGCCTAAGGTAGCAAGTAAACCTGCTCCAAAGATGGCAGAAGTTAGCGACGATGACGATGATGTTATGTCTTACTTTGAGAAGATTGCTAAAGAAGACTAATTACAATACTGCTTAAGTATTGAGGGCTACCATTGCGGTAGCCCTTTTTCATTATTGGTACTTGCTTTTTAACCAGTCACCAACAGAAGACTCTTGGTTTCTGATTGGTGCTTTAACATTGGTGACTTTCTGACTATTGTATGTTGTCAATGGAGAGTTAACCACGTTAGTATTACCAGATGCTTTATTGATGTTCTCTTTCAGAGAAGCTGCATCGCTTGATTTCTTAGTAACTGCATCAGCAGCATTAGGCTGACTCACTGCAAGAAGATCGGATGCCTTAGCGTAACCTACATCAACCTTACGTTTATCGAACCAACTTAATTTCTGATATGCGTCATCTTCCTTAACGATTTCAGCAACTTTATCTCCCTCGTTTTTCATCCCAGCAGATTTAATCTGCCTAAAGGCACGTGTACTGATTTCACGTGTTCCACCAGTAGATTTATTACCCTGTGCGTCAGTAGTAACGCCAAATCCACCTGCGTCCCCAGATAACATTGCCTTACCAGTTTTTGGATCGAATGTAGCAAAATTTTCATTAAAACTAACAGTACCATCTTTATTCACTTTTTCAGAAGTTGTTAGTACACGTGTTTCATCTTTGTTTCTTGCTTTCGCTCTGGCAATGGCTTCTTCACTCATACCATTTGCTCTCATCGTCTTCTCATCAACACCACCAGCACCACTTGATACGATACTCTTTGTGAATGAAGATGATTCTCCACTGGCATTAGATGACTGTTTTAACGATTCTGAACCACCAACACGAACAGTTCCTTCATCTGGTCTGAATGGATACCATGGTCCAATAGAAAACTTCTTACCTAGAACAGAGAATCCCATTTCTGGTATACCGAAGTCTTCAAATACACCCATAATCTTTTCAGCCAAACCTTTAAAGAAGTTTGTTACTGGTTTGAACACGTCTGTGAGTGGAGTGACAATATAGTCATTAATCAATCCGAACAATGTTCTAGGTATAAACAGGTAGGCGTCGACCAGAGTCCCCATTATATTTTTAATAGGTTCCCATAAAGACATCATAGATTCACCTAATTTTTTCAGTGTTTCTATAGGACTCATTATAAATTCTTGAATCTTTTTAGGAATAAACATCACAGCATCTACTAGATCACTAAACATATCTTCAAAAGAGAATGAATCTAAGAATTCTTCTACAGCATCAAATCCAAGTGCGCCAGCAATCCAAGAGATAGCACCTTTGATCATATCAAGTACACCAAATACTAATCCATTGAATAGTCCTTTGATTGCTCCACCAATTGCTCCGACGAATCCACCTTCTTCCCATCCAGCAAGTGCACCCTTAACTGTATCCCATACAGACATAATGATCATTAATGGGTATGCGATTTTTGATACTATTTTAGAAACAGCACCGAATAGTGTACCAAATGAACTTAATTTAGATCCTATCATCCCAAAGAATTCCATCATACTACCAAGAGCACCTTTCACGAACGATACTGCTTTACCAATTGGTCCACTAACTTCAGAGATCGTTTTAAATCCTGCGATGATTGGTTCTAAAAATCCAGTGACAGCAGTCTTTATAGTAGTGATGACATTACCGATCATAGATCCTTCACCAAAGATTCCTTTAAAGAAATTTATGGCACCAGTAAATATACTGCCTATTTTTGTAACTACATTGTTAAAAATACCTTTCATGCTGTCTACCAGCAGAGAAACTGTAACCTCAATGTTAAATAGAATTTTTCTTAAAGATGGAAACCATCTAGATAAAAACACAACCATCTTTTCGATGCCAACACCGATATTAACAACGAAGAATTTAATAGTTTTTGCCCATGCAGTGACTAATCCAGCAATAGTTCCAGCAACCACTGCAATAGTAGTTGCCAGTCCACCTAGACCAATACCACCTTCTTTATCTTCATCTTTCTTAACCTTTTCTGCTGTAGCAGGTCTTGTGTTTTCTTCTATTTGTTTTAATAACTTCATCTGGTCATCTTGATATCTACCTGTCTCAACTTCTGATTCTAAACTAGAATTTAGAGATTCATTGGTTGATGATGAAGCAATTTTACCCTTTGTCTGTCCGCTTATCACACCTGTTAGTTTATCAATACTAGAAATCAACTCTTTTAGTGTAGGTATAAGTCCACCTGTGTTATCCCCACCACTGGCAGCTCTATTTCCAGGGAACTGAACTACGTTGGATCTTTGTTGTTCTAGTATTGCTTGCATTATTGTTTACTCTCTATTCTTCTTTTTTCTTCTTCTAAGTGCTCGATTAACATATGGACATAGATTTCTCGTTCGAATGGAATCATATCTTCAATGTCAACTAGCGAATACTTATGATATTGTAGTAAAGCAAAATTCATTTTGTAATAGTTAGTCAGACTATCATGACAAAGGTTTATTAAAAAAAACTGTCCATACCCTCCAATCTAACGTGATGTGCTTTACTGCAAACTGGACAACTGTAGTTGATGTCATATGTTAGCTTTGGCATAGTTTCAAAGAACTTTTGTATCTTTGAGAACTGATCTGTAGTTAGATTGTTAAGAAACTCTAGCATCTCTTCTTTTGTTTGATCTTTACTATGATAAACCTCACCACCATCATAGATGTACTCTATTGATTGAGAGATAATGTTAAACACAGAATCAGTATCAGACTCACTCACATTCTGAAACTTTTTGATGATATCAACAGAAGGATACTTCATCACAACACCAACATCACCCCAGAGGCTAAGTTTTTTGCTGTGATCATCTTTAGACTCGACCTGAATCTGGCTCAAGTCGACTGAAACTTTTACTTTGGCTAACTTATTCTGTTCGCCATGGTCTTCATCACAAGACATAATTAACTCTACACTTTCACCAACAGACTTAGCTCTTAGTTGAGTGAAGATGTATTCCAAATCAAACATTGCAAGACTATCGACATCCAGTGGATCTGTTACGCATGATGCTATGACAGTCTTCAAAGTATCAACCATAACTTTCTGGTCTTCACTTTGTTGCGCCAGCATTAATGCTTTCTGATCCTTAACTAGGAATGGGCGATACTTTACAGTTTTCTTTAGTGATGGAACAACCAGACTATAAACTGGCGTATTATTTAATGGTAAAGCCATTATTATTCTCCTTTAGACATATTCTTGATTAACTTAT